TCATCTACCCAGACTGGCACACCTTCTAGCACAGCAGCAACACTGGCACTGCTGTTGAAAAATACTGCTGCATGAGCCGATTGCAAATTCTCCAGCAGTGTTGTTTCGAGTGGATTTATTACACGCACATGCTGTCTAACGTATTCTTTGCTTTGAAACTTGGCAAAATCTGCCATGTCAAACTTGCCAGGATGCGGCCGTATCACAATCTCTCTTGTGGTGTACTTTCGTAGTTCATGAATCTTGTTGACCAACCATGTTACAGGATCCAGGGTCTTCATACTAAATCCGCCGTCACGTTGCATGCCTATTAGAACATGCCCATCATGTGTTCGAGATGGCTTCATTGTGATACCCAGCTGCTGCTGTATCTCTTGCCACTTGACGGAATTACTATTACGGTTTGCATACTCAGCACGATCATAAAACGGACCTCCCAGGCTGTATCGAAGATATGTGCCGGTATTGTCTAGATACTTGAAGCAACTGGCATCAATGCACATGGTACGGAACCCACGTCTTTGTTGTTCAGCAATGACTTGTTTTCTTAGCGTGATATTTTTACCACCTGTGTTTGTTGTGGCCCAGCCCAGTATCACTGCCAGCTTTGCGGGCTGATACTTGTAGTCCCAATCCACAATTGCGCTGTGCCCAATAGCTTGTACCCCTTGAGCAAAATTTTCAAGACATGCTACCTTGCGCTCGTGTTTGTGTGCATTGGCCACACTGGATGCATAAACAACCACATCAACCATGGTTCAAGATACGCCATGCTGTGCCATCACGCATTTCTATTTCAGTAAACTGACAATAGGCCAAATGACGTGCCCAGGCACCAACTTCATCTAGAGTGGGGATATGTGGATTTTCAATTTCACTAATGCTGTGACTGCATAACGGACCAGCAGCATTTGGACCCAGTGTAATTGCTGGTTTGCCCAGCAGCAGGGCTTCTCCAGCTGCAATACTGCTGAATGTGACCAAACAATGCACATCCTGACTCAGGGCCATTTCCATGGTGTCGTCATTGACCCTGGTACTTCGGCTTTGTTTGGTACGAATCACAACAGGTCGGTCAGTGTGCGCCTGTATTTCTGCCAGTACTTTTTCCAACCACTCTTCAAGAACAATATCATAATTGTTCAATAGCTTTTGACTGGGAGGAGCAATCAAGATATTTCTTCCTCTTCGCATTTTTGCAATTTTAACACCAGTTTTTTCCAGTCGGTCTCCGGGTCTTTCCACAATGTCACCAAACCATTGTACATCGTTTTTGGTTATGCGATGAAATGTTTTCTTCTTGCCATTGCCAAAATATCCTGTGTCAATATAATAAAAGTCTCTACCAGCATCTTTGCAGGACTGCATTTGTTTACGTTTGGTAATACCGCGTAACACAACCGGTGTTGTGTTGAATTCTTCTTTGGTCCAATTGCTGATTTGGCCACCAGCACCTTGCACAAAACTTTGTAGTATGGGATCGTACATGTGACCCTTTCTTTCGTATCTGTATTCACTGTCTGTACTTACTATATTGCTCACAGGCAATTCAGCCAGCTGTTGTGTCAGAACCGGCAAGGTAATCCCATACACTGATCCTGCAGGATCCACACGGTATTTCAGCATGTTTTCAAACAGTGCTTTCACGTCCGGTGGTGCCTGATCAAATATGCTCAGTGGCAGGGACTGAGTCGGGTCTACCCAGTCATCGTCTGGTAATTCATGCTCGGTCATTCTATATTACGTTGTTGACAATATTCGGTGAGTATGCGTTCCCGGTGCCACTCGTTGCCTTGTGGCGTGTCGGCAAACTCCTGAAAGCATGGCGTACCAAGTGTGTAATGCAGTAACTTGGCGTTGGTATTTGGCCCGTATTCATCTGGTAACCAGTTCCATTCTGGCGGTAATTCGCCAATGCGTTCATTTTCTATCCACGAGAAGCGGTGGAGCTCACTACCGGTGCTTCGTTGGACGAACTCGGGAGTAAGTCGCCTGTTAGGAAAGCTATTACAATTCCACAGAATAACACTACTCCAATTTTTTCGAGGATAGTCTTCATTTTTTGCTCCTAGGTATTTCACAGGCATACATGTTTTGTAGTCATGTTTGACCACTTGTACATCTTTGTACACATCTCGCAAGTTCCAGAGTTCTGCAATGTCTCCACGCACAATCATGTCACCGTCAATAAAAATAGCATGCCCAGTGTACTCCATCAGATATGGCACAAGAAAGCGTGTGTAGATAAAATGGTTTGATCCGTCTGTGTGTGTTTCTGCGTAGTCTCGGAACAGATTCAAGGCCACAGGCACAATGGCCACAGGTTGTGAACTGTTGCGTATGATACTGTTTACACAAGTGTGATATGCAACCGCTTCTCTAGGGTCGTAGCCCACAAATACAGGTATGATATTTTTCATTTTCGTTCAATATCCTCTTCCGCACAATCTTCGCCGTACTGAATCTCAATCAGCTTTAGTGGTTGATCAGTTTCGTTGCACAACTGATGCCATTCACAGCATTCAATAAAAGTGTGTTCATGCACATCTAGATAACACTTGACATCTTGATCTGTGCTGGGTTCGTCCAGTGTGTACACTGTGGCGGTGCCTTGGGCCACAAACCAAAATTCTTGTCGTTTATAGTGTCGTTGCATGCTCAAACAAGTCCGGGGCATGACCGTGAGCTCTTTGAGTTTGGTGTTGGCTCCCACTTCGTGCAGCACACGATAATATCCCCAAGCACGACTGGTTTGGGGTGCCTTCCATTCCTGCAAGATCCAACTGCTGGAATTCTTTTTATCTTCGCCGCCTACACCAAATTTAAAGATCACATCTTGCACTGCCATTTCAGGAATGTTGACCGCTGTACGATCGCCTCCGTTGGCAAAGATGATTTCATGATCAGGATGCAGTTGTTTTACTGCTTCAATTGCAGCACAACTTGATCCGTCAGTGTCATCAAATTCAATTACTCGATCAACCACATGCATGGCTGCTACAACAGCAGCACGTTCAGACCAAGGCATAAATGCTGACCCTTTTTTGCGCTGCAACCAAGCATCGCTGTTGAGTCCAACATACAGTTTGTCACCTAGCTCTCTAGCAGCGGTAAAATAAGCAATATGCCCTGAATGCACAGGATCAAAACCCCCAGTTACTAATACAATTTTCATACTGGTATTTACAGTGGCCAAGCACTAGACTGAAATATCTTCCATGCCAGCAGCACGTAGTCTCACAATGTGCCCGGCCATCCATTGCTTGCTGTCCAAGCCTTTCATGATACCCAACCACTTGTTGCGTAACAAGGCAACTTCGTTGATAATGGTTTCAAAGTCAACCACTTCATCTTCGCCATCCACATATTTTTCAGCATCTCTAGAAGTCAGCGCACGAGCATATCCTTCTAGATACTTTTGAAAATGGCGGCGACGAATCTTGCGCAGTTGAATGTTGAGATAGTTCAACACCGCTTCAATTTCTTGCAGCTGGTTGAACCGTTGCTCAGTGATGCCTGGTAGTTCTTTGATTCTGTGCTCAACTATACCACCAATCTTGCAGTCGCGGCGGGCAAGGTCCAGCTCTTGCTCGTAGTGAGCAATGAAATCAGGAATCTTTCCCAGGTCAGCAACAACACGATTGTACCACATTAGTTTTCCCAGCGTTCATCTTCGTCAATGTCTGACTCTTCTTCGTAGTCGTCTTCGGGGACTTCTTCTACGTCACGGTTGACATACGCGGCCAATGCACGTTTAATTTCAGCATCGCCTTTGAAAACGTTACGAATTTGATCTGCGTCATAGTCGTTGTCGATCAGGACAGCAACCACAGTTTCAGCTGCTTCGTCACGGTCCACCACGTTTACATAACGACGAAGTTCGCCCCAAATTTCTGCTGCTACATCTGTACTCATTCTGCTGTCTCCTCATCTGTAGTAGTTACCTCACCCTTTTGATTGCCAAAATCTTTCATAACCACATCCAAGCAACCGTCGTCGTTGCGTTCCCATCCTTTGCGGAACTTCTTGATGATTTCGCCATCGCTGGTGGTAAACACCAGGCTGTTGCCTTCTTTCTTGAGCAGGCCTTTTTTCTCAATCAAGTCAGTTAGACCTGAATGTGGGCTCATGCCACTTGAGTAAGGAATTTTGACCTGCATGCCTTCAAAAGGTTTGGCATAGCGTGTTTTCATCACTTTGCAACCTGCACGGATGCCCATGACATCGGTAATTTTGTTGCCATCTTCATCTTCTTTGAGTTTCATTTTCTTCATGGCAACCACAATACTGCTTGCGTAGATAAACCCTTGACCACCGGAGATCTTGTCATCGGGATCAAACATGTCTTGGCTGGCGTAAGTGTGATTGGTACAAACCAGGCCCACATTGTAACTACCAAACATGTTGACAGAGTTACGAACAAGACTTGTCAGTGCCTTGGGTTTGCGGCCCATGTCACCTTTCATGTCACCTGCTTCGAACTGATTAACGTCAGTGGGAGTCAGCAGCATGCCCAATGAATCAATGACCCACAGCACTTTCATGCGTTCTTCGTCTGGTAGTGCTTTGTAGTCTGTCATGAATGTGGAAATTGCCTTGGCCACGTCATCAATCATGCTCATGTTGAGCTTGAGCAACTTGTCTGGGCCTGTGTTGACCCCAAGTGCGTGTAGCCAAGATTCGTCAAGTGCGTTTTCTGTGTCAACAAGGATAACAAAGATGCCTTGATCTTGTGCGTTCTTTACAATGTTGCCACTGCAGATGTAGCTCTTGCCGGCCCCTGATTCACCAGCAAACACTGTTACTTTACCCAGTGGAATACCTTTGTCAAAGTCTCCTGAGATAAGATAATTCAATGCATAGTTGCCAGTGCTGATCCAGTCTGTGGGATCGTTAAATCCAATGCTGAGTCCCTGGATGCTTTTTGTGATGTCCTTGCGGAATTTTGAGATATCAAATGGTTTGCCCATGGTGTTTCCTTATGTTTTATAAATTGAAAAACTGTTGCCTGTT